AAGTCCATTGTCATGACCTCCATGTTGCTGTTGCCTTCAATGACCGGAATGCGCCCGGCCTCCACTTTCGCCGTCGTCGCGTCGTCCGCGCCGAGCGCCACGAAACTCACTTCGCCCAGCTTCGCCTGGCGGACCATGTAGACCGGCCCGGCGAATTCCTTCCCGTTGGCGGCCGCCGTCTTGCCCTCGGGCACGAAGACGACCTTCTTCACCGCCGCGCCCAGGCTCGCCTGCCAGGGAAAGCCGTTGTCGGACGCGCCCACCACTTCCCGCGCCGCGCTGCCCACGCCGGAAATCACTCCGGCGACGGTCAGTGCGGTGCCTTCCACGCCGACGGTGTCGGTGTGCCCGACGATCCGCGCGGTGTCATGGTTCATCAGGATCGGCCGCGACTTCTTGCCGAGGGCCAGTCCGGTGAGGTCCACGACCACCGGATGCGGCCAGCCCGCAAGCGCCATCGCGCCGCCGGTGTAGGCGGTCATGGTAAATCGCCGCAGCGTCTTGCCGTCGTCGGCTGTCGCCGCCTGGAGACTCACGTCACCCGCTTCGGCGCGGATGTAGAACCCTCCAGGCACGGTCTTTCTCGTCCTATTCATCGTCGTCTTTCTCCTCCGTCTTGTTGCCGGGGGCGGACGGAACGGTTTCCGTCGCACCGAGTCCGAGTTCATCCATGAGGGCTTTCTCCTTGGCGCGTTGTCGCAGTTCCATTTCCCAGTCCTTGCCCTGCCGGGCGTACTCGTGCGCGAGCGTGGTGGTGTGGTTCCGCAGCCGGGTCTCCTGCGCGTTGGCTTCCTTGGCGGGGTCGACGTGTTCGAAGCCGTCCCAGAACCACTGGTGCGGGGGGATGACGCCGATCAGCCCGAGGTTCCGGGTCAGAACGGCGTATTCGCGGAGCCATGCCGTAAGCACGCGGTCGAGAACCCGAGAGGCCGTGAACGACTGATCTACGCGAATCGACTTGAAATAGGTCTGGTGATCCAGACGGCCGGAAGCATAGTTGTAGCCCGAGGAGTTGCCCGCCGCGATGTTGAACGGCATGTTCAGGCAGCGGGCGATCTCGTTCAGTATCTCCTTCTTGAACTCGGCGTAGGTCGTGGCCGGTTGCATCGGCTCGACCTGGCTCATCTTCCAGCCGCCGGGCATGGTCATGAGCATGTTGCGCTCGAGCTCGATCAGGTCCATCGGCTCAACGGCGTCCGCTTCCCCGTTGGCCGGGGCATCGGTGTAGAGGATGCCCGCGAAGTCGGCCGCAGCCTCTGCCGCCGAGAGCACGGCCAGGGTGAACCGCCGGAGCTGCGCGAAGAGCGGCAGCGCGGGCGTGATCTCCGGGATGCCGCGATGCTGGCCGGGCCGGTCCTGTCGGAAGACGTGGATCATGGCCGGGGCCGGGACCGTGGTGAAATCGTCGAAGACCATCCGGTAGGCGCTGCCGGGATGGTTCTTCATCACGCGGTAGGCGATGGGGTTGCCGTAGTCGTCCAGCACGAGACCGTCCACCTCGTGCTCGTCCTGGATGTGCCGCCACGGACTGGCGACCTGGTCGGCCTCGACGAGCAGCATGTCGA